TGAACATAATCAACATGAAGCCCGTCAAGGCTTTCGCCTATCAGGACCACGAAGCACACATCCGTACCCATATGGCGGCTATACAGGACCCGAAGATACTGGCTCTCGTACAGCAGTCGCCTAATGCTGCTGTAATACAAGCTGCGCTTGAAGCCCATCTTCGTGAACATCTGTCATTCCAGTATCGTTCCGAAATCGAAGAGCAGCTTGGTGTCGAGCTTCCCCCCATTGGAGAGCCGTTGCCACGCGACGTGGAGCAAAGGCTTGCAGGTCTTGTGGCCGCTGCCGCAGAGAAGCTTCTGCAAAAAGATATCGCGGAAGCTCAGGCCGAAGAAAACCGCAAAAGAATGGAAGACCCCGTTGTTCAGATGCAGCAGGAAGAGCTTCGATTGCAAGCGGCGGATATCGAGCGGAAAGCCAAGGGAGATCAGATGCGAGCAGAAGCCGATCTTCTCAAAACCAAGACGACGGCAGAGACAGAGCGGATGCGTATTTCATCTCAGGAGAAAACGACGGGCGCTCAGATTGGAGCCAAGATTGCAACGGAAAGCATGAAGGCTGCTGTCGATGACAAGGAGACCTCGTCCAAGGAGAAGATCGAAGGTGCCAAGCTAGGGGCCAAGATTGCTGAAGACATTGTGGAAGCCGCAGGTAATGCCAGCAAAAGAAAAGACTAGGTCACGAGTTAACGAGGCGGGAAACTACACAAAGCCCACCATGCGTAAACGCCTGTTCGATAAGATCAAGTCAGGCGGCAAGGGCGGAAAGCCGGGACAGTGAAAGCAAGGAGGTATCGTTAGTGAGTATACAGGGCGACCACATATTGACTCGTCTACAGAAGTTCATGCGAGAACAGATGAACGATGGGGCAGACCATCTTGCGTCTGGTGGTGCAAAGGACATGGCTGAGTACAGTCGCATGGTCGGACGCATAGAAGGAATAGCTATGGTAGAGAGGGAGATGGTCGATCTCTCTAGCAAGCTGCAAGACGATGACTAAACAGGATACCGCTGTGCCTGTAACAATTCAGCGCGAATCGAGCATTGCTCGCGGAGACAGAAAGAATGGCGAAGACGTTAGAGAAGGAGCGCCCGTCGCTCAAAGAGGTGGTTGAAGAGGAAACAGCCTCTCAGTTACCCAAGCCCTGTGGCTATAAAATACTGATAGCCCTCCCCGAAATTGAAGAAACCACTGAAGGTGGCATCATCAAGCCCGACATAGTCAGGGAGCTTGAAGAGTATTCTACAGTGGTGGGCTTTGTGCTGAAGTTGGGTCCAGATTGTTACGACCAGACGGCAGACCAGAGCAGGAAGTTTCCTACGGGAGCTTACTGTAAGGAAGGGGACTTTATCCTGTTCCGTGCTTTTCAGGGAACCCGCATCCGTATCCACGGTAAAGAGTTTCGCCTTATTAACGACGATAATGTTGAAGCTGTTGTGGAAGACCCACGCGGCATTACGAGGGCTTAGAGATGGCTGAAGAGAAACCCGAAGTATCGAAAGAGCCTCAAGAAGAGCTTTTTGAGATTGAGGTTATCGATGACACCCCGGAAGAGGACCGTCCTTTCTCGGAGAAGGGCGCGTCTGATGACGACGACGAAATGAGGGGGATCGGCCAACGAGCGCAGGACAGGATTGGTCAGCTTAAGCGTGAGTTTCATGACAAGCGGCGCGAAGCTGAAGCAGCGCAACGTATGCAGACCGAAGCTATCAGTGTCGCTCAGACCGTGCGTCAGGAGAACGAACAGCTTAAGGCTTTGTTAAAAAGCGGTAATTCGGCCTTGTTCGATGTTACCAAAGCAAAGAACGACGCCGATCTTTCTCAGGCGCAGTCAGACTTGACCAAGGCTTATGACGAAGGAAATGCGGAAGAAATTGTTTCTGCTCAGACACAGCTTAACGAGTTAATGTTTGACGGGCGCAAACTTCAGGAAGCGATTAGTCAGAGAGAGTTTCTCGCTCAAACTCCTGCCCCTGCCGCCGCTTTACCGCAGAAACCCGACATTACCCTAACAGAGCGGGACACGGATTGGATAAGAAGAAATCCGTGGTTTCAGAAAGATCAGAAGCTGACCGCTTATGCGATGGGACTGCATTATGAACTCACTCAGCAAGAGGGGGTCCATCCGAATGGCCCGGAGTATTACAAAAAGATCGATGAGGAAATGCGAAAACATTTCCCTATTGACGAAATTAACAATAACTATCAAAATGGCTCTACAGAAAGTTCTGTTTCTTCTGGTGTTCGTGAGTCAACGGATTCTGAAAGTATTTCAGTAGAAGTTGAATCGGAAGAAACAGTGGCCCCCGTGGTTGCGCCAGCTACTCGTAGCAGTAACAAAAAACCAACGCGAGCCAAACTCACGAAGACCCAAGTGGACCTCGCTAGAAAACTTGGGATTACTAATGAGCAGTACGCGAAGCAGCTTTTGAAGGAGCAAGCGAATGGCTAAAGATAAAGATGATAGCGAACTGTTCGATGGCGACAAGCGCGAATCGAGAACCGCCGCCAGCTTGGGTGATAGACAGACCCGTGAGATGAGTGAGCGCGAAAAAAGCTGGGCACCTCCGTCACTTCTGCCTGAGCCAACTCCTGTAGACGGCTATGTGTATCGATGGGTACGCACGGCTACTTTAGGGGAAGCCGACAACACGAATGTTTCTCAACGCTTTAGAGAGGGTTGGGAACCTGTTCCTGTTGACGACCATCCTGAAATGCAAGTCCTGACTGACCACAACTCGCGGTTTGAAGGGTCTATTGAAGTTGGTGGTTTATTGCTTTGTCGTACCGCTGAAGAAAATATGCGGAAGCGGGATGACTACTATGCAAGCAAAACCAAACAGCAGATTGATGCAGTTGACCAGAGCTATCTAAGAGAAAGTGACCCACGGATGCCTGTTCTCCGTCCAGAGAACTCGACGCGGGTTGGTTTCGGAAATGGCCGCTCATAGTAAGTCCTATGGGTTTTTTTCAACTGAAGATGCGAAAAGGAGACAGAGATGTCCTCAACTGCTGCACCCTTCGGTCTGCGCCCCATTGGTCGGTTGGATAGTGGTTCGTTAGAAGTATCGCGCCAGTATCCAATAGCCTCAGGCTATGGCACAGCTATCTGCGTAGGTGACATTGTTCAACTAGTAGATGGCGGAACCGCCACCACCATTGAGAAGCAGTCCGCAACGGGCGACGACTCAACCGCCATTGATATGGTCGGTATTTTCATGGGCTGTAGGTACACAGACCCCAACTCTGGACAACTTACGTTTAGTCAAAAGTGGCCAGCCAGTGTGGCTGCCTCTGATGCTATGGCGTATGTGGTTGATGATCCTAATGTCCTGTTCACTATCCAAGCTGATGGTGCCCCCACTAATACGGGAGACATTTATGGTAAGAACACCCTTCTAATCCAGACTGCACCTAACACCACTTTGAATGTTAGCCGTGTTGCTCTGGATATCTCCGAACTCGACACTGATCCTCAAAATCCAATTCGGATTATTGATTATCTTGGTGGAGATCAAGGTGATGAAAAGGGGACGACTTACCCGATTCTGGTGTGCAAGTTTAATTATCACCAGCATTCATCCACAACTGGTTCGGCATAGGGGGATTGAGTTATGGCTATTGCAAGAACACAACTCCTTAAAGAACTTCTTCCGGGCCTAAACGCCCTGTTCGGTTTGGAGTACGAAAAGTACGAAGACGAACACACGATGATCTACGAGACAGAAAGTTCTGATCGTAGCTTTGAGGAAGAGGTTAAGTTGTCTGGATTTGGTTCCGCCCCGGTTAAGCCCGAAGGCGAGGCTATTTCTTACGACAGCGCACAGGAGTCATTTACGGCTCGGTATAACCATGAGACGGTTGCTATGGGCTTTTCCATTACCGAAGAGGCGATGGAAGACAACCTGTATGACTCGCTCTCGGCTCGTTATACCAAGGCTCTGGCTCGTGGCATGGCTTACAGCAAGCAGACCAAGGCTGTTACTCCCCTGAATACGGGGTTTGACACCTACCAGTCTGGTGATGGTGTAACGCTGTTTAATGCTTCCCACCCAACGGTTGCGGGTGGCACGAACTCCAACCGCCCAGCAACAGCGGCTGACTTGAACGAAACCACTCTTGAGAACGCGGTAATTGATATTGCTGCATACGTTGATGAGCGTGGTCTTCTTATTGCAGCCCGTCCGCGTAGGTTGATTATTCCACCTGCACTGACATTTGTTGCAACTCGTATCCTCCAGTCGGAGCTTCGGGTTGGAACTGCTGATAACGACATCAATGCTATTCGTAGCAACGGTTCGATTCCAGAGGGCTATGAGGTCAACCACTACCTGACCGATACCAATGCCTTCTTTATCGTTACCGATGTTCCTAATGGCATGAAGCACTTCGAGCGCACTCCCATGCAGACCAGCATGGACGGTGACTTCGATACTGGTAATGTTCGTTACAAGGCACGGGAACGCTACTCCTTCGGAGTATCTGACCCTCTCGGAATTTACGGTTCTCCGGGTTCTTCCTAAAACCGTAGGGGAGGGGTTCGCCCCTCCCCTTTTTTATACATCCTGACGGCGAAAGCCGACACTAGCCACGACAGGAGATATAACATGGCTGTGCATTTTACTGGACCGATCCTTCATGCAGGTAAGGACGGAAGCCGCAAATGGTTTTCTAACCTGCCCATCACCGCAAGCCCTGACTATGTCGTTTATATGGACGATTTCACGGGCATTGCTCTAGATTCAACAAATGACTGGACAGTAGTCAAAGACAGCAGTGCTTCTGCTGCTCTTGGTGCTGACGCTGAAAGCGGGACATTGGTCCTGTCAAGTCAGGCAACCACCGACAATGATGGTGCTTCTGTACAAGGCAACGAAATTTTTGCCGTTAACGCAGATCGCGACATCTGGTTTGAGACCAAGCTTACCCCTACGGATGCAGAGGGTAGCAACATGGATATCTGTGTTGGTCTGACGGTTAACTTTGCGACTAACCCCGAAGCAATGCTTACTGCTGCTGACCGGATTGTGTTTCAGGTAGACGATGGTGACAGCAACATTCTCTGCAAGACGGAGAAAGACGGTACGGAAACTTCAACGGATTCGGGGATTGATATTGCCAGCGGTACGGCAGTGACGCTCGGTTTCCATGTAACCAACACATCAAGTGTCGAGTTTTTTGTAAATCGGCTTCTTGTAGCTACGCATACCGCCAATATCCCTGACGATGAGAATATGACTATTGGCGCTATGGAGCTTTCTGGTTCTGCTACAGGCACAAAGTCTATGGCGGTAGATTACCTGTTCGCTTCTCAAACTCGTTAGGAGATAGAACATGGCGACGAAACCAAAGGTTAAGGCTGCGGGAAAAAAGTCTGCACCTAAAGCTCCTGCAAAAAAGGTCGTTGCTGCCAGCACTCCCCCCGTGGGGAGTGCTGAGTACAAGTCCCTTGTCTTGCAGGGCAAGATAAAGGAGTAAGCTCGTGGCAGATGCGGTAACAACCCAAACGATTGTCGACGGCCAGAAAAACGCTGCGTTCAAGTTTACGAACATTAGTGACGGCTCAGGCGAAGCTGCCGTTGTCAAGGTTGATGTATCGGCACTTGAGAAAGAGCATGTGACTCAAAACGCATGTACCAAATTTACCATTGAACAGATTTGGTGGCAGTGCGTTGGCATGAAGGTGCAGTTGCTTTTTGATGCAACCAGCAATGCTTTCATTATTGAACTGGGGGAAACTTCTTCCGGTCATCATGATTACAGGGATTTTGGCGGTATCTGGAACAACGCGGGTTCTGGAGTTACCGGCGATGTGTTGTTTACGACGGTAGGGCACACCAGTGCCGATACCTATACCATTTTAATCTCTGGAAAGAAGAGTTACGGATAATGGCTAAAGCTTATCCCGGCGTAACGAGGTTACCTAGTGGCGGCATTGAGTATCGCGGCACTAAGTTTGCCGGGTTTAATAAGCCAAAGCGGTCTAATCGTTCCGGCAAGAAGGGAATGGTTCTTGCTAAAGACGGCGATAGGGTCAAGCTTATTCATTATGGTGACTCGTCAATGGGGCACAACTATTCCCCCGAAGCTCGGAAAAGTTTTAAGGCTCGTCATGGCAAGAACATCAAGAAAGGTAAGATGTCTGCTGCTTACTGGGCTAATAAAGAGCTTTGGGGCGGCCCCGGAAAATCAAAGAAGTCTCCTCCTAAATCACAGAAATCTGTGAAGGGCGTTAAGAGGCAGTCATGAGGGGGCACTTGGTAACTGTTTTAACATCTTGCTGTTTAGCCATTGGCGGCTGGGCTGTTTTGCTTTTGGTTGATATGGACAAGAAAGTAGCAGTGTTGGAAACTTCAGTTGCGGAAACAAACAGAAAGGTTGGAAAGAATTACGACCTTATAAAAATTGTTTTAACTGAGGTTCGTCCTGTAAGCGAGGTTTTTTCACATTCCACTGAAGGAAGACTAAGATGAAATACAAAGACCAAGGCAAGAAGATGAAAATGGCTGGCGGTGGTGTAGCCGAAGACATGAAGCCGGTCGGGAAAGCCCTCGGTGGCCTTATTAGCAAAGAAGCCATAATCAGGCATGTCGATCCTTTTAATATATTAGGTAAGGCATCCGGGGGAAAGTTTGATCTCGGAAATGCCATAAAAAGTTTTGATCTTCTTGATCTCGATGGTTCCCTAAAAAGGAGAAAGAGGGCGGAAGAGGAAAACATCTCGTGAAAACACAAGGCCGGAGTGTAGGGGAACTAGGATGAAGTATAAAGATCAGCAGAAGAAAATGAAAATGCGGAGCGGCGGAGTGGCTGCTGATATTGGATCAGCCGGTTTTGACTTAAGTGGGTTTGAAGCAAGATTGCAGGAAATCGGCAAGTTTGCTGAAAGAGTCGGTAAAGGAGATGGACAGATTCTTGACGACATTCGTGCGTCAAAACAAGCTCAAGAATTTTTAAGCAGTGTTGGAGGG